AGCGCTGAACGGCGCGGTGACGCAATCCGCGACTGGGTCCCACGGGACCCCGATTCACGGCCCACGGCCCGCCAGCGACGATTCACGGCCCACGGCCCACGGCCCACGACCAGCGCGGTAGGTTTCGGGGTGCACGGGGCGGGCGGCGCGGCGCTAGTTTTACGAGTTACCCACAACGTGGTCAAAAAATGACCAGCAGGTTATCCACAAGCTAAGTCATTGTTTTGTGGGATTTATCGCATATCCTGGGACAAGGTAGTTATCCACAGCAGCCGAAAGCTTGCCCGCTGCCGAACGATAGGCAAAAAAAACCCCGCACAATGGCGGGGTTGTGAAGCTGGTCCAGTCGTTAAGTTCGGGCGAGTCTGTCGCACTCAAGTCCCCCCAAAAAATACCCCGTAGGCTTTAACTTGCCCAAGACTCCGATATATACCAGCACCGGACCTTTTTTAGTTTTACGCAGTAAATACCGCTCGCCGTCTTTAACTTGATGCGGTTTGATGTCGCGCATTCGTTTAACGCAAGTCCAGATAATCATTGATCCATAGGATTCTGACATTCTTGTAAATTCAATCATTGTTTAACTCTCCAAAGTGTCGCGCTGAATTGCGCCCGCTCTTTATCGCATATCTAACGAGTAAAAAAAAGCCCGCACTGTGGCGGGCTATGTTTTAGCGAATCACTGGTCACAAAAGGTCCGCCAGTGTCGTCACCTTTTCACGTAACGGATTCAGCGGATCAAAGTCTGCAAGCTTTGCGTCCGCTTCATCGAGTAGCGCGACCGACTGCGCCAGTATCGAATGACACTCCGCGTATGCTTCCCGCGCTTCACTGTCCCGACCGGATAACGCCATAACTCCCGCGTATTGGATTTGAAATAGCGCACGGCGCACGTTTTGCTCAAGTGACGGGTCCATTAATCAAACCTCGCGACTTTAGTCCGATCGCCATCGGTTAACGCGACAATGCCATACGGATAAACCAAAACGCGCAAACCATCGGCGCGAATGTCCACCAATGGGAATTGATCCGGATCCCCCACGTAAGAATAAACACCGGTCACGGGGTCCACATCGCCACCCATCGGATACATAAAACCACCGAACCCATAAACGTCATTCATCGCCTGCGCGACAGTGTCGAGTGTTACGTCTCCGCGCTCGTAGGCTATCCGCACCGCTTCCGCGAAAATATGGGGAATATATCCCGCCCATTCCGTGCAGTGGTCGTGACATTCATCAATGCCGCCATAATGACCACTAGCGAGATAATGCCCGACGGGGTCCGGTTCTAGTCTGAATTCTGTTTCTATCATCGTGTTTTTGCCTCCAAATTTTTGACCATGTCCGCTTTGCGAGCTTCCCATTGTTCAATGGTGCGCCCGTTCTTTTCTGTGAATTGCGAAGCTTTCGCCCGCGCCAGTGCGCCAGTGCGCCGTTCGTTTTGCTTGTATGCTTTCGGCATTTTTTACTCTCCAAAGTGTCGCGGCAAAATTACCGCCCGCTCTTTATCGCATATATGCGACGCAAAAAAAAGCCCCTAATTAGAGGCGATGATTTCAGCGCTGTTCTTATTGGACCCGTGCGGGGTAAATCCCACTACACAACGCCGGTCCGATCGCTGGCATAGCTGGCACGCCGCGCAGTCAGTCTCGAGATATTCAGCGGGGCACCTCACGAACTGCACCCCGTCCTGTTTAAACTTTCGCCAGTCCGCGCCGCGCTTGTTTGCCGCTACCAGTGCGACAGTAGGCAATTCGCGCCGGTATAGATCAACCGCTTGTTTTTCAGTATCCGCGCTAACGTTAACAGTAAAGCCCCGACGATTTGCAACCCGAACGGCTCTCTCGTTTCGGTCGGTCATAGGATAGTGCGTATAAGTGAAACCCTTGCGCCCTTCGTTTGCTGTAACCAGTGCAAATAATTTTAGGTTGTGAATTTGATTTTCACGGAATGGCGGTAAATCCCCCGCGACATTGTGACGCCATAATTGCCCGTCGGGCAATGCGCGGATGTGATCACATAAATCGGACCATGACCCCCCGCGCTCTCCGCTGTCGACTTTATCCCAATTAAGACGGGTCCAGAATAGCGCCTCATCATAACAACCGGCGTCGCCTTTCAGCGGGCAAGCTGGCGGGCAAGTATCTCGCGAACTATTGGTAACCGGTATCGCGCCGGTTTTTGCGTTACTGCTTTTTTTAATGAATTGAAAAAACATCGTGAAACCCTCCCGAAGTGATCACAGTCGCAGACTATCGCATATTGCGGACAAAAAAAACCCCGCCGGAGCGGGGTGTACACTTTGGGGGTGTTCAGTTATGCCGCCATAGCGACCCGTTGCCAATCGGAGCGGGGTAAATCTAAAACGCGCCCGCCCAGTCTCTGCCAATCGTCGACGCTGTCCGCGTCCGCTTTATGTGCAACCGCTGTTACCGCGTTAACCATGGTGGCACGGGTGACCGGCTGACCGGCGAAACCCGACTGACCTACGGTAGCCAGTAGGCCATCCAATACGCTTGCAGTGTCTTTTTTGGACAATGTTAAAACCTTGCCCAATGACTCGACTGCCGCGTTAACGGAACCCGAAATAGTGTCCGCGTGCGCGGCCTTCATTTTTTCGAGTACTTCATCGAAGGATTCACGGCTGGCATACGCCGCAGTGACATCCCGCAATTGCAACGCCAGCGCGTGATTATCAGCATCCTTCGCTTCATCGGTCAGCAGTCCCCACGTATCGGCATCACCCCGTGCGCCAGTGATGTGAGACTTGCGAGTGCGCTTTTCGGTTTGCATCCCGTTAAGACACGCCAATGTCCAGAACATTTGATAAACGTTCACGCTACCGCAACCGGTCTCCGAATTGCTGAGACCGATACCGTTTGCCATGACATCCCCGACTGCGGCACCTTCACCGGTTTGATTTTCAGATTTCAACCGAAGGTACAAGCGCTTATCTGTCACCTCACCGTTGACCACTTTCCACTGGGCATCCGATTCCATCAACTGAGGCAATGCGGATTGCAATAGGTGCACGTTATCGAACGTCTTAAATTTATCCGACACAAATGCACGGGCGATGCCGACATTGTCGCCAGTGTTGAAGGTGCGGAGCATTCGTACTGCGGGTTCTTTTTGCCAAATGGCGTTGATCAGCGCGTCAAATTCGCCAGCGTAATCCTGCTGTAACCGACGGGCGGTGCGGACATCAATGCTGGCCCGCTGGGCGATCTGATCAAAAGCCACCTCATTTGCTGACAGTATTTGGGTAGGCATCCCACCGGTTTGCTCAATAACAACCTGAGAAACGTTAGTTCCGTCCCCACGGTCGCCCGTCATTAATTGCAGTTGATTGGTAGGCGCAAGAAAATCCTGAGCCCGTGTGGCTTGATCCTGCACCTTTAACAAAAGGTTTTGCAGAGTGTTGGTTCCGTTTTCAATGCTATGCATGATAGTTCCCTCTTAGAGTTGGCCGCGTGACTGAGCAACGCGGAATAGTTTTGCCGTAACAGTGGACATTAGTTCCAGTAGGATTTCGAAGTCATTACATTCCGTTATCCAATTTTTAATCGCCTCAGAATTAGAACCAATAGGATGACCCACCAATCCACCAAGGTAGGCAATAAGCTCATCCCGTTCCGCAGTGTTTTGGTCGTAACCAAATTCAGATTCACACAAGTCCAAAATCGATACATCGCTATTCTGCATAATCACACTGATATCGGTTGCGTCACCTGAAATCTCACTGCAATCCACTTCAAAGTTATGGAATTCCACATAATTAATGTGTGCCATATTTATCTCCCAAAGTTGCGCCGCACATCGCGACATCCCAGATAGTCGCATATAGCGGGTTGCAGTGCAACTGCTTTTTAAAATTTCAATAGGCATAAAAAAACCCGCCGGAGCGGGTCTCTATAACTAGTAACTTCAGTGCGCCATACGAGACAGCATGGCGTCTCCCTCAGGTGTAAGGGAAGCTGGCCTACCGAACGTCGTGTCATACAGCCATACAAAGTGGGGTACTACATCGAATCCCCGCTCATTACATTCTTGTACCCACTGCAACGGCAGTGCATAGTCCACCGTTTGATTGCCATACCGTTCCAATACCAGATCCTGTTTAGTCTTCATCGCTAACCTCTTCAATGCTGTGGTGATATGAATAAGTATCGGGTGCGGTTTGATCCTCATCCCAAATACGTTCCCGTGCGGCTATATCCAATGCCTCAGTTTCCGTCTCAGCTTCAATGTAAAAAACATTGGTCTGCACAATTTCGACGCGCCATTTCACTTTTTGAACACTCCGTAGATTTTTGTTTTTGAAAAACCCGTAAAAAATATCGTCTGACGGATCATAAATCAGCCGTGTAGGTTCCTCAGGTAAATCGTTAACGTTTAGTTTTTTTTGCAACCATGACAAGGCAAACAGCACTACAAGTCCCCCAACAATTCGACCAGTTGATCCGCGTCATTGATCACAACCTTATCGACAAAAGGAATCGGACCGTTGAGATCCGTTTCAAACAAGTGATTTGCATAGGACCTTGCGTCCCGCTCAGTGGTAAACCAGTAACGGTTGAAACCGACACCCGAATGCACTTTCCAGACTTCCATATGATCAGTCTCCCTGCGGTAATTCTTCAAGCGTGAATATCAGAGAACAACATTCATCGAACTCAAAACGCTGTCGATCAGAAGTGTTTGTTTTTCCCGTCGCTTCATCGTAGGTCAATTTAACGTGCTCATAATCCACATCAATGACGTTAAACAGTTCCTTCTTTGCTCCAAGCTTTTTAGACAGATAAAGCTCTATGGCCTCGTAAACTTCATACCGGTGCATATAAATCAACATAACTTTCCTCCTAAAGTGTATGGGATTTGTCCCATACATAGAGTAGGTCAAGCGCTATCGATTTGCAAGTGTTTGAAAGAACAGCGGCCAGTCCACGGGTGCAGACAATTTAAGTGCGGGTTTCGTAGCAAGTCCATCCATTCGAAGATCCATCGCGGATTCCCCTCGATACAAGAATATTTCGGATGCGCTACCTGTTTTGAGTTTGACGGCTATCCAACAGCTACCTCGCGAATGCTTACTGGCAAACGCTACTTGGTGTGGGGATATATCAACCTTGTTTCGCTCAGTCGTTTTAAGCTCAACTAAATGCCAGTGCCCCAAATGATCTAACAAAAGAACATCGGGGACACCGTGGGTAACTCTAGATTCTAAACGTGTGGCAGACCATTTAGGTTCGTGTTGCTTCATGGCCTGTTTCATTTGTTGCCAAAAGCTGGATTCTCTAGGCTTCCTCGCTTTCTTTGGAGCGTCGCTTAAAAAATCATCCGTTGGGTTCAACTACGATTTCCTCCGAATCCTCCATAATGCGCTCTCGTGCCTTTTGTCGAGGCCCTCCAGAGGCGGCTCCTGCGTCATGTGTCAAGGGTTGGTAGGTCTGCTTAATATCTTCTAGCGCCTTCATCACCTCTTCTTTAGACATCTGATCAATAGAACCTGTTCTTATCTCACTCTTGGTGACATAGATATCACCCTGCGCTTGACCCCGACGATATTCAGCCTGCACAGCGGCAGAGTAAGCTCCTGCATCTAAAGCGGCATCTCGAATGCGTTGGAGGTCTCGAAGGTGGCGCTGGTACTCCACACCGTATTTTTGATCAAGTTCCTGACGATACTCTCGAATGGCTCGACAAACGTGCGGGTTCAAACGGGGGTTAGTTAATTCAGAAGCTCTGACGTGTGCTGACTTTGGAGGGTAGCCTGCATTGATTGCGGCCTCTCGCATGGTGATTTGTCCGTCTTTTGCTACAAGCTCTCGAACAAACAGTTCTTGCTTACGAGTCAGTCTTTTGTCGGGGCTAGGCCCTTTTCGGATGCGAGGTCTTTTTTCTTCAGGAATGACAGTGCCACTCCCTTTGGTCTTCAGTACTTTAGCGTAGCGCTCTTTTCTTGCGGTCATACTACCTCCGTTGATATGCGAGGTATTTTCCATAAGTAGGGGTTAAAAGAAAAGCCCCTATATAGAGTTTTTCTGAGAATTTATTTTTTTCAAAAAAAAAAATCTCTGAGCCCTATATGCTAAATCGCGAATTAACAAATCTCTGAATACACTTCTGTAACCACGTAACCTTGCTGTAACTGCCAAACCCCA